ATGTTTAATTGAGCTAAAGTGTCAGAATCTTGTAGTTTGCGAGTAGTAGTAACTTTAAATATTTTTCCAAACAATCCTTGTAAAACTAATTCATGAGTTTGACTTCCATCTAAAGTACCAGTAGTACCAAATCTATATTTTGCTTGTCTAGATTTATGCATTATAGATGTTAAAGACTTTGCTTTAAAACCATGACATTCATCTCCAAAAACTAATCCAAATTGATCAAACCAATCAACATTTAAACGATGTATTGATTGCCAAGTACTTATCATAACTCTTTTATCTGTATTCTTGTCTTTACCTGAATATATTAAATGATTATTATCATATCCATAAGTCTTAAAATCATTGTTAAGTTGTTCTACTAAAGATGTAGTAGGAACTATTATTAAAACTTTGTCATCATAATTATCTAAATACCATCTCATAAGACAATATATTATAAGTGACTTACCTGAACCAGTAGGAGATACTAATATAGCACGCATTCTTTTAATGCCTTCAACGAAAGCGTTAAATTGATAATCTCTAATTTTATGAGGTAATTTTAAAGATTCTATAAATTCCATTAAAAATTTTAAATTTATAGGATTTTCTTCAGACGGAGAACCGTAAATAGAAGATACATGCTCCATATTATAATTTCTTTTCGAACAAAAAGTTCGTAAATAAGGATATAATCCAACGGGTAACTCTCCGGATATTGCGTTAAATAGTTTTATTTTACCATCCCAAATACGTCTTCTAAAGGCTGGCATAAATTTATGACCGGGTACAAAAAATGAAAAGAATTCTTTTAATTCTTCAGCTATACTAGGATCACATTTTATTTGTAATACACTTTCATTTTGTTTAGTGATTACTAACTTATCCACCACTCTCAAATACTTTCCACTTTATCATATTACTAATAGTTTGATGCCTCCATTTTAAAGTATCAACGATTTCTGTTAATACACTAACAGTGTTTTTATAGTACTCTATTTTTTCTTCAGATTTTTGGATTTCAGGATCTGCATCGTAATAATAATCCATCTCACCTTTTAATATTTTTAAACCATTAAATGGATCAGGATTCCAATTTTTTTCTTTTATTTCTTCTTCTGACAACTTTCCATTATAATATAGCCATTTATCTTTAAGTAAAGTCTTTTGTTCCATTTCAGATTTTTTTAACTGAAACTTAGCTAAACTTAAAAGCTCTAAATATTTTGCATGTAGTTTTGGAGTTTGTTTAGAAGATTCATCAAGAGGCATTTGTATTAAAGAGTCAGTTTTCCACTGCTCTAAAATATCATTCAATTGTATCATAATATTCCTTTATTTTATTTCAAAGTATGTAAATCTAAAAGATGCTGGAAATGTTAAAAATGATTCGCCACCTGCAATAGTTTGAAAATTTAAATCCCCTAATTGAGTTGGTACACAATCTTTATATATAATTGATTTTGTCAATACATTTTTATTATTTAATATTCCTACTGTAATGTCAGCCTGTGAAGGACTTAATGTATCACTTCTATTAGAAGTAATTGCAGAAGTATAATTTTTCTCAACTAAGTCTTCCATCCAAGAATATAACTCAGTATAAGACTTCATATCTTCGTCAACTAATATTGTTAAAATTACTTCACTAAATACAAGTTTATCACCGGGTAAAGGAATGCTACCAATTCTTTTAAACGGAATTTCTACAGAACTCATAGTCATACCTGGATGTTGAAATGATTGACAAAAGAATTCTAAATTAGAATAATATTTTCTATCAATAACAACTTTATAGCCTGTAGGCTGAAGATAATTAAAATTAGTAGTGAGTGTAGATTTAGCTGCCATGATTTTATTTATACAAAAAATAAGGGATAGCTTTTACACTATCCCTCAGTTTAAATTATAGTTATTAAATATTATACGTCGAGGATTTTGTCGACTTTAAATATTCTATAGTATTGGTTACTTCTAGCAGCAGCCAAGCCATCTGAAGGATTAGCTCCTACAAATGGGTTTGATACCATTCCGTATCTGGTTTTAAAACCAATTCTTGGTTGGAATGTATTTTCTGCAACCGCTCTGACCATTGTTAGTGGTACGTATGGGCAATAGAAAAGACCAGCATCGTATGGGTTAGTTCCCTTGTATCCAACTGTTACATAATCACCAGTTGAATATGGATCAATGTACACTCTCATTTTACCGTTTAAAGTACCTGCAAATGTATTGCCTGTATCATCAACGTTAAGATTTGTGCCAGCCATTGAGTAGTCTAACATTCCTGTTGCAGATAGAGCAGAAGCTACATCTGAGGAACATACGATAAAGTTACCTTTACCTCTACGTGTTTGTTTTGCAATAACGTTAGCTTCTCTGTCAATTTGGATCATTAATCCTTTAAACTTCTCAGCTGACCATCTGCCATCTGCATCTGTTTTTAGATTGAAAATACCATTGATTGCAGTGTTAGCAGTCAAAGCGCCAAGTTTAGCTTGTGAGTTAATTGTTCTAACAACTTCACGGTTGATTTCAGCCATGATTTCTGTTGATAGGATATTAGCCAACTCAGACTCTGCGTCCAATCCGTGGATTGCTTTAAGATCCTGAGCAAGTTCTAAACTATATTCAGCTTTAAGAGCTCTTGACTTTGCAGTCACAGTAGCTTTCTCAATTGTAAATCCCATTTCATTAAATGTAGATCCACCTGAGGAACCTAATGCTTCAGCACTGGCTGTTGACATACCACCTGCAGCTAGAGCTGTAAGGTCTGAATCGTCGATTGTTGCATCGCCATCAGCATCAGTTGCTAAATCAAGACCAGAAACGTTATCTGAATCATGTGTTCCTGCGGAATCACCTGAGAATCTTGTTTCAGCTTCGTTGAATAGAGCTTCACGGTTTGAAGTTGAACCACCTTGTAGTCTTGACTTCATCGCGAAAATTAGACCAGTTGGTCCTGACATTGGTTGTACACCACAGATGTCGTATGCCATTAGGTTTGGCATTGCACGTCTGACAAGTGCGATTAATACTGGATTCCAGTTTGAAGTAGAAGATATATTATTTGCAGGTGCAGCTTCTGACATGAACTGCATCTGACTTGCCTCTTCTTTTAAGGCAATTTCTTGGTTTTCAAGAATAGCGGCTGTTACTGCTTTCCTGTGATGATCTTCAATTTTACCCGCAGACTCTTCATTAAGAACTGGGGACCATTTTTCGATCAACTTATCGTATGATACTGTATTTTGCATCATTTTAGCTCCCTTAATTTTTATCGGTTTTTCTAATTGCTTCTAAATATTGATTCATTGAACCAGATGGTGCTACTACAGTAGAGTCATCTTCGTCAACTTGCTCTTCAGAAACAACTTGAGTTTTAGTTTTGAAATAATTTTCTTTAAGAGTATTTACTTTATTTGTAAATGTCTCTTCATTTTCGAAATCAACGCTTTCAGCTAGCTTTAAAAGTTTTTCAACTTGAGTTTCAGCTAAACCTTTACATGCTTCTCTTATTATAGAATCACGCTTAAGGTCTTCAAGCTCAGCTAATTGATTTATTGATTGTTCGGTTTGATTGTTAAGTTGCTCTTCTAATTCTGCAACTTGACCAGAAAGATCATCGACTAAATCTACCTTAGATTCAGGAACCTCAATGTAGGACTCAGTGAATAAATCTTTTAAGTTATTCATAAATCCTTCTGCGATTTCTGTGCGTAGGCCACTTTGGATTGCAAGTTTATTTTCTTCCATCCAGTTTTCTACAACGTAATTTAAGTAGTTATCAACTTTCTCAACGAGTTCAGCTTTAGTAGCTGTAATTTCTTCGCTAAGTTCGTTTTTATATTGATCTTCAATCCGATCTATTTCTTCAGATAATTTTGTATTCAGAGCTGCTTCAAAAATTGTTGCTGCTTTAGTTTTGAATTCAGCTGAAAGTGTTGCTTCTGATTCTACAAGTGCATTAAGATCATTAGAGAAATCTATATTAGTTTCTGCTACTTCTCTTACTTCATCTGTATCTTCATCAAATTCAGTTGATTCATGATAACTGCTATACATCTTCATCATTTCATTTTTAGACATATTGTTCATTTTACTGAACATAGCATTTATCATACCAGCTTTAGTTTTTGGCGCAGGGTCTTTAGTTGTATTATCTGCGGCTGTTCCACCAGCCATTTTCCTTGCCGGAGCGGTTTTACCTGCATCAGCTGCTTTATCAGCGGCTGCTACAGAAGCGGCTTCAGCGTCTTTAGGATCGACAGCTTCTTCTACTGAGGCTTCTTGAATTTCTTCCTCTGGAGAGTCGATTTCGATATTATCTTTATCAGTCATAATTATGACTCCCTTGCTAAATGTTTATTGTTTTAGTAACGAGAGGAAATTCTTAAACTCACGAACTTCTGTCGCATAGCGATCGGATCGTGGAGCATTTTTAATTTCTGTCTCCATTT